TATATTCATATCATATAGAATATTAGAAACTTTTTCTTTATATTGATATCCATCGATAACAATATAAACTTTTGTATTTGAATAAGATTGATTTAATGCTGATTCGACACATTTTTTTAATGTATCAGACCCTGTTGTGGGGATTATTATTGTCGCAGAACTCATAGCATAAGCACTCCATATTGTCCATTATTTTTATCTTCATCCATTGTATATATTATTCCTTTTATACCATAATCTTTAATACACCGCATACATCCATCACAAGGATATGCTAACCCGGAAATTAAATTGTTTTTAGCAGTACCATCCCATTTTGTCCTTGCAACATAAAGAAATGAATTTGAGAATCTATCAAATCCCAATTTTTTATCCGCAATGAACAGAGCATTTGTTTCCGAATGCCAAAAGATTGATTCGCTGTTTCTTCCATATTTCATTTGATATGGGTGAGTTTTTAATTGATTTACACCAAAACAAATAACTCTATTCCTATGGACAATAGCTGATGCAACAGGAGCCTTTGGGTATGTAGAAGTCAACGTAATAGACTTCAGATGCTCAAAAATTTCAAGATTAATTTTCATAAAATGACGTGAGTTAAAGTATTTTTATTATACTTTAACTCATACAAAAAGTCAATTAAATTTAAAGTCTTCGAAAGATTTCTTTTTAAACGGAGATTTAGTTTGTTGTGCAACAACTTCTTGACCAGAATCAATAATCCCCTCTTGTGCCGATTGTTCGGCATTAGACAATTTCATTTTAGACCTATCGACAGAAACAACAAACCGTTTATTTTTTGTAGGATCTGAATAACGGTTTTTGATCTGCTTAACCATAAATTGGTTTAATTGTTCCAGTTCATCTGTAGACACCAATGCAAACATCATATCACAAGTAGCAGCAACACCAAAACTCTCAGAAACATTTTCAACAGTAGGATCTGAAGAAGCAGAGCCGGATCTATTCAATTGTGTAGAAGTTAATATAGGAACATTATATTCAACAGATAAACCTCTGATCTCTTCTGCAATACTCTTGACGTAAGTATAAGAATTTTCCGACGAAGACGATCTTAATCTTGAAGAAGAACATATATTAAGGTAATCAATGAAAATAATATCGGGAATAAAGTTTTTCTTCAAATTCAATTCATTAATCAAAGTTCTAAAATGGTTAGAATTTGCCGAAGATGTTGGATATTCTTTAATCACCAGCTTTCCAAAATTTCGTTGTTTTAACCTAAGAATTCTTTTCTGATATTCATCTTTAGATAATGCTAATAATTGATCGAAAGTTAAATTCAACAAATTAGAATCAATTCTTTTAGCCACTTCTTCTTCCGCAAGTTCCAATGTAATATACAAAACATTTTTTCCTTGAGATAGACAATAAGCCGCATGATGACATTTAAATAAACTTTTACCAACTCCAGTTGATGCCACTACGATAGATAGGCTCTTTTTAGGTAGACCACCATTAGTTATTTTATTGAAATAATCAAGATCAAATGGAATTCGTTCCATTACTTTATGATAATATTCATATCTCTCCATATAATTATCAATATAGTCATGACCCACATTATTGTCAAACCCAACAGATAAAGCTTTTGTCAAAATATCCGGAATCGATCCTTTATCCAAATCTTTATTTTTTCCATCAAGTATTTGGATTGCCTCAACAACACCGTTATAGATAGCTTTATCCTGGCAAAACTTTTCACTCTTATCAACTAACCAATCAATTTCACATAAGTCTTGCTTAGACTCATTTATTTCCGTCAATAATTCTACACCAGAAGAATATTCTTCGTCTGTTATTTTCTTATCATTTAACTGGATTAAAAGTGCTTCGTATGTTGGGTTGGAATTATATTTTTGTATATAATCGTTAATCTCACCAAACAATAATTTATCAGTTCTATCTGTGAAATACTCATCTTTTAAAAAAGGTAAAACTTTTCTAGTATAATTCTCATCATAGATCAGATGTTTCAATATAGTCTGTTCCATCCTCATATTCATTTTCTCCGAAATCACCTACTTTGTTAATAACAATGGATGTAAGAACATTACCAATATGATTTTTAAACTCCACATCTTTATGAAGATTCTCCATATTATTGGAATTTATAATATCAAACTCAAAATTTAAAAAAGCTCGATCAGACCCCTTATCTTCATCAATAGAAACTTTACCAAAATTAAATACTACACCAGAGTATTTGCCATTTATCAATTCAATATTGACTTCTTTGCCAACGTCTTCTGGAATAATAAACGTAAAATCAACATTTTCTTTTAAATCATTCTTCTGACTCATGTTCGTCCTCTTTGTTAAATTCTTCATCAATTTCTTCATCAGATAAAATAGAATTAGAAGAAATAGAATATCTGTTATATACGGCATCTTTAAAATTTTGTTTATTTAAAATAGGTTCCCAAAATTCCTTTGTATTGGTGTCTTTAGCCCTAAACTTCTTTTCTTCTATCTCACCTGTGTCTAAATCGACTCTGGAATACCATCCATTACTAGGCTTTTGGACAAATCCTAATTCAAGCGCAATATCGAGAAGCCCAGACCATTTACTAACACCAGCATCGAATGATACTGAGATTGGAATTTTAGACTTTTCCTTAACATATCTAGATTTTTCTACATTGATAATGAAGTTATATCCAGAGATTTCTGTCCCGTCCTTTTCTTGTTGGCGACCAAGAATATAAATGTTATCGGCTGATAGATAAACACCAGTTCCTCCAGAAACGATAGCTTTTGGATACAACCCTTGTTCCATGTATATATGATTTACAGCAACCATAGGTATATCTAAATGATTTAGATATGGTGTTATCATTCTAAAAATCGACTTCATTTGTTTTGCTCTTGACATATCTTGGACAGATTTTCCTTCAATAGCATCATCAAGTTCTTTTTTACTTGACAGATTACCAAGAGAATCAATAACAAAAATGGCTTTATCCCCCCGCTCCAAATTTTCTAACTGCTTTATAACATCGAACTTAAATTCTTCCATGTTCATAATAGGAATGTGAAGAATTCTATTAGTATCCATACCTAGAGAAGAGAAATACTTAGCAGGAGTGCCAAATTCACAATCGTAAAATAAAACAACAGCATCAGGATACTTATCCATGTAAGCCTTAGCCATAATCAACGAAAACATACTCTTAAAGTGTTTAGACGGACCACACCATAAAGTCAATCCTGGAACAAATCCTCCGTCGATTCTACCGGATAAAGCAACATTCAAGGCGGGAATTTTTGTTTGTACTACATCCTTTTCATTAAAATATATAGATTTTGATAATAATGAAACTCCTTTAATACTAGTATTCTTTTTCAGCTTTTCAATTAAACTCATTTTTTAACTCCAATTTTAGTTCGTACTAACCACAACATATTCATTAATGTAGTATTCTATTGGTTTTTGTCGCCAACATGTTTTCTACTTCGTCGTTCAAATCATATTCACCAATTATATCACCTTTGGCGTTAAAATGCAACACGTTAGCAGAAATGTTATCGAACATGTTCGATATATTTTTAGCCGCATTGACTATTGCTGTGTTTATGTTGTCGTACATATAATCTGTGGTTATAGAAAACACATTTTTTCCCTCTAAATCATCACCCAAAAATACAGTTATGGTAGGCACATAATATAATCCTCCATCATCATTCTCTATTTCTCCAACATCAATTTTTGCTAAAGATACTCTCCAACTAGACCAATCTGGAACTTTACTAATAACTTGTTGCATAAATTTTCCTCAAAAGAAATCTTCTAGCGTGTTTCGTTTCTCCATTTCCCATCCTATAACATCCGTAATAGCTTTTAGCGGTTCAGAAAAAGTTTTATCGAACATAGTATTATAATCTATATAATCGTGTAAACCGAATTCTTTTGGCAACTTTTCTGGAAAGGCTATGATATTTTCCTTAGTATGGTTTGGTACTTTTAAATAACAAAATTTTATCTTATCACCATCTTTTATATATTCATACTCCGCATCGAGTTTTTTGTCTTCTATAAGTTTATTATACATTATAGACCCTCTTACATGCACTGGAGTACTTTTTTTGTAAACACTAACAGCATCAAAATATTTAAAAATCCCTTGCACTCCTCTTGGAAATGATATAATAGATGGTTCAAAAGAATTAAACTCGCCCTTAAAATTAATATAATGTTGCTGTAAATTTTCTTTGTCTCCACTGAGTATTAGTTGTACACTCTTCTTAAGAGCGTCCCTAACAACTGATGGAGTTGATGATTTTACAATTTCCAATCCAGTAACTTTTACTTTAGGCTCATTGTAAAAAACTCCTTCGTTAACGAACACATTAAGTGCATAACGTTTTTTTGCAACAAATACACCAGAAGAACATATTTTTTCTAACTTATATGATATTGTGTTTTTATATACGTTTAACAAATCCCCTAGATCTTGACAAAAGCAATCAATTTTTGGTTGTATTTTATCAGAAACCATTTTATACAAAACATCTGCTATTTGTTTTTGATTCAAATTCTTTGGGAATATCTTAGCTACAAGATCACCAAAATTAACGCCACAACTATCAGTATCCATAAAAATAATATAATCTTTATCGGTTTTCAACAATTTATTAATGTAATCATTAAGGTTATTTGCCGTCCATTTATTTGCTAATTGACCTGATAAAGTGATAGATTCCGCTAATTTTGGGTCATAAAAAACGAAATATTTACTTCCTAAAGAACCATATATGGAATTAGCAACTAGTTTTGTCGCTGTCTGCAAAGCATTATACTTAGCAATATTATTTACCGTTTCTGAAGTATCCTTATTTTGTTTTTGCAAAAGTTCTAATTCTTTCTGATATTCCAACATGGTCTTCTTATATTCTTTACGCTTCAAGAAAAGATCTTCAACAATGTCAGGAATAAATCCTCTTATGTCTGTTCTGTAAAATTGACCATTTGGAGTCAAGCATACATTATTAGACTTTAATTGAGAAGTGTCTACACTCTTAGATAAAATACTATCCACAGAAATTCCGTTAGATAATATAGCTAACATATCATTAGTATAATCTTCTGGTTTAACCAGAGTTTCTGGACTAATATTGAATCCATTAATAGTAGATGGATATAGACTTGTAGCATCTACGGTAGATACCCATTCAAAAAAA